AATGGATAATAAGATTCATAATCTCGTAAATTAGGTGAATCATTGTAAATTTCACAAAGAATAATTTGTATTATAACTTTACTACGAAGCATTGTAAAAACACGCTGTTCTTCATGCCGTTCCTGATTTAGTATAACACCACTGGTTAGATCATTATTATTTAAATAATTGGTGGTATCTCTCTTAATTTCTATATTTTCTGAATTACCATCGTAACTTCTTTTTACAATAAATATACTTTTGGGTGTACGAGAAGTAGAATTTTCTAAATATAATACTTCTATACCTAAAGTATTAAATGTTATAGGGTTATTTTCAATATAATCTCTAAACGCATTTCGTAAAATTGGTTCAGTTTCATCTTCTGACCTGACTGCCATAGGTTCCCAGCCTCTTAGATCTTCCCAATTAGCAACGAGCGCACCATTGTGTTCTCCTTCTCGATGGTTAAAACGCAATGCCATCAATCTTCATAAAAAGAACGGATATCTTTTTTAAAAAGTTAAATTAACTTTTAAAAATCTTCTTCCGTAGTAAATCTATGTGAATCTGTATTATTTAGTGAATCCATAACACCTGATTTTTGGTACTCACCAACTCTCTTTTCAAAGAAATTTGTTTTTCCCTGTAAACTAATAATTTCCATAAAATCAAATGGATTTTGGACATTATAATGTTTTGGTAACTCCAGACTACATAAAAGATGATCAGCTACAAATTCTATGTATTCAGCCATTAAAGTTTTATTCATACCAATTAAATTAACGGGTAAAGCTTCACAAACAAATTCTTTTTCCAGTTCAACTGCTGAACAAACAATATCTAAAATTACTGAATTATCAAGTTTATTTACCAAGTGTGAATAAAGTAAACAGGCAAAATCACGGTGTAATGCTTCATCCCTTGAAATAAGTTCATTTGAAAATGTTAAACCAGGCATTAATCCACGTTTTTTAAGCCAAAAAATAGAACAAAAAGAACCGGAAAAGAAAATACCTTCAACACAGGCAAATGCGACCAAACGTTCAGCAAATGAACTTGAACTCGTTATCCATTTTAGTGCCCAATCAGCTTTCTTTTTAATAATTGGGATTGTTTGAATTGCTTTAAACAATTTTGTTTTTTGTTGTGAATCTTTTATAAGTGTTTCAATAAGACTAGCATACATTTCACTATGGATATTTTCTATCATAATTTGAAATCCATAAAATGCCCTTGCTTCTGAAATTTGAATTTCATTCATAAATCGAACACCTAAATTTTCATTAACAATTCCATCGGAACTGGCAAAAAATGCCAGAATATGACTAATAAAATATTGTTCGCTTTCATTAAGTTTTTTCCAATCCTTTATGTCTTCATGTAAATCAACTTCTTCGGCATTCCAAAAGGAAGCTTCTGCTTTTTTATACATTTCCCATATGTCATGGTAAACAATAGGAAATGTACAGAAACGCTCTTGGCTTGGGGTCAGTAGTGGTTCAATTTTCGCCATTTAAAAGAAACTATTATATTAATTTTGAATAATTAACTAAAAATATTTTATTTTGAATAAATTACAAATTCGTTACTTCGAGGTTCATGGAATTGTTTTAAATTTTGTTTTAAAGTCAATGGAAACTTTAATATTTTACCACCCAAAAATTTGTATTTTACCCGTTTCCCATTTAATAAAGTATATTCACATGGAGGACAAAATGCTAGTGCTAAATTATTACGAATATCTGTTTTACGGTAATCTATCAAAGCATCTGTCCTCGTTTGAATTGTTGAATCGTATTTACAATAAATATGATATCCATTATTTGTTTGTACTGTAAAATAATCTTTTAATTTAGGATTATTTTTAATCATACGTTTATATTCTAACCTATCATCAACATCAATAACTGTAACTCCACTTAATTCACCTGTAACTATAGCAAAAGCAGTATCATTTAAATTGAGGTGATTAAGATGATTTTGTTTGGTAATACTGTGCCAACGAACATTAAAATGGGGATCTTTGCGTTCCTTATTTTGTTGTTGGTCAAAATAAGTATCCATGTATGGAAATGAAAAAATACAAAATCCTTTGTTAATATACATTTTAAGAATTTTGTATTTTTCTGATTTTTTATCAATAGTTTCATTAAATCTTTGGGGTGGTTGTTTTGTATATACCTGAAACATAATGCTTACTTTAAAAGATATTTTATTTCTGTATCGATTTGTTTTAGATTTAATTTTGATTTTTCCCCAAATTGTAAAAATAAAGATTCGTTTGCGGGATCTATATTCCTTTTAAATGGATCTTGATGTGGTATTTTTTTAATTTGTTTAACTAAACTGATAGCTTTATTTATATCAATACGTCTTCGTGGATCAAAAGCCAACAGTCCACTCATAAGTGTCTTAAATAATTCTACACATTGGGGATCATCAGACTTACTAAGTTTATTATATGATACTCTTAAAAGTACAAAACCAATTGAATAAATATCTGATTTACGTGCGAACCCTTCAGCTTCCCATAAATCTGACAATGAGTCTTGTACAAGATGATAAAGGTTATATACGGTTTGTTCTGGTACTTTTGTTTGAGATTTAGCAAAATCGGTTATTTCATCTCTATTAATAATGATTTCATTTAATAAAATTTCAAATTCATCTGGTGGTAAAATTTTTTTCAATGTTTTATTAAGTTTATTAACTGTAACTCTTAATTTTGATTTAAGAAAATTAATAAAAAGTTCTGTATTTTGTTCATTTACTATAGATTCAAATTGTTTATAATAATTTTTATAGAACCCCAACCAATTTAATACAACACTGTAATTAACATCTGTTAAATCAACGGCAAATAATGAATTTTCAGGTGGACTAACACTATGATATCTGGATCTTAATAAGAAATTTTCTTCTGAGTTAACAAAATTATTTTCAGTAAGTGTAAGTCCAAAATCAATAAGACGTAAACGCTTTTTATTTGAAATAACTATATTAGCTGCTTTTATATCTTGATGGATATACCCAAAATCATTTAAACGTTTAACGGCGTAAAAAAGATTTTCTGTTATATCAATAAGTTCAGCTCGTGATATTTCATTTGGGTAATATTTTTTAATGTAAGTATCTAATGTCATACCAGAATATTCCATGACGTGTTGTGGAAGTGTATTTGGAATGGGTAATTTTTGTTTTTGAAAAAATCCATAAAGTTCTTTTTCGGGAATACTTATTGGATTTTTAGGAAAAGGAATATGACATTCAAATTTAGGATAACTAAAATATTTTTGAGTTGTTCCACGTTCAATTTTTTGTAATACTTTAGAAAGTTCCCATTCTGAATCAGCATGTTCTTGGCTATAAAATACTTTACCTAAACTTTTTGGAAATGTTTGACCATTTACACATGGAAAAGCTGGAATAAACGTAATTCCATAAGTTCCATATCCCAAAACAACTTGTTCAATTGAAGTTTCAGGAGTATCAAATTCTGGATTATAAACAAATTCAAATTCAGAGTCTTTAATAATTTCAACTACATTTCCATTTGAATCATATTTATACCTTTTTCCCTGTAAAACTCCATTACGCCTGATACAATTTCGTTTTCCACCCCATATACAATTGGGATTGATAGTTTCACAATCGTGTTTATGGTATTGTTTACAATTTATTTCCATTTTATTTAAATTTAATAAATATTTAATTTAATTAACAAATGAACCATTTATATTATTATACAATTGGGTATGGAGAAAAGTATATAGATTGTTTAATATTATCAATCGAATCATTAAGAAAAGTTACTAGTAGTGATATAATAATATTATCAGATGCGCAATTTGTCAATAGATTATCTTTATTGTTTTCAGATACTATAACCATATATTCTTGTCCCGATACAACAACACCAGAAGAAGCGTGTATGAGAAAATTATGTATTTTTGATTATAACATTGATAAATATGACACTGTTATATTTTTAGATTCTGATATACTGATATATAATTTAATAGATAATCTTTCTCAACAAATAACTGACCCAGAATTACTTTATGTATATACAGAATCACATGAACAAAGGTCACATAAAAATCTTTTTTGGTCTTTACGAAATTATACAGTTTCACAATTAAACTATTTTCGTAAGAATAATATTAAAGTATTTAATGCTGGTATGTTTGGATTTAAACCTAGTGAATCTATAAAAATGGATTTTGATGCTATTAGAACTTTAATAAAAGATAATTTACAAGTTAAATTACCATTTTTTTACGAACAATCATTTATGAATTATTATTTTAATTTAAAAAATAATACAAACAGGGATGTATTTAATGATTTAAATTATAAAATGTTTCCTAAACCAGATACAATTTACAAAGATTATATAATACATTTTTGTGGAACCATAAATCATGGTGATAAAAAATATATTAGAATGAAAGAATACAAGGAACTCAATGAATTCACGAAATTATCTAAAAATGCTTAATACTAGTTAATGAAAAATAATCAAGAATACAAGGAACTTGGCCATTTCCATAATAGGTACCCAAAAGAAAAGTATATTTAATCTTGTTTATAAAATCGGCAACAATATTGTAAAGATTCAACATCAAGTTGATCATTATAAAATGGTATAAATACAAGTTTTTTATCATTTTTACCTTTACCTAAACTTTTACCCCAACCTTTACTGTTTAACATACTTTCTGTTATAGGTATATAATTAGATGGATCATCAGCGTGACCAATCCATCTTTTTGAAGAATCTATTTTATCACAATAATTTGTTGAAATCAATAAACTATTATCAAGTATACGATGAATAGCATTTAAACCATTATTTGAAGGGATATCTCCAAAGATATTTTCCATTTTAGATTTAATAATCTCAATTGAATCACCAAATCTTTCATCAAATTCAGATATTTCTTCTTTCTGATCAAAATATGGACTTTGGTGAGTTGGTTTTGGCTTTTTGGTATTCATCAACCTTGAACGATAATCAATTCCATTGTATTTTCCAGTTTTAAGAAATTTAATATATTTATCAATAGCTTGTTTATTACACATAAAAATAATATCACAATAAAGTAGTTCTTCTGGTGTATAATACCCAAACCATCTCGGTATAAGGCCCTGAGCAGTAACGGTTACATCTTCTTTGTTAAAAGGTTCAATAATTGCCCCTATATTACAATTGATACGAAGACGTTTACTTGCCCGAAACATGTCTTTTACAAACCAAAACGTATGAATAATAGGTGGAGTTTTTATAACAGAGTCTATTTTTTCATCAAGATATTTATTTGATTCTTGATCATAGTCTTTTACAAGCCAACCTTCATTACCTAATTCAGCTCGTAATTTATTAGCAAATTTTGCTGATTTAACACGAATAAAATGGTATTTTGGTGACGAGTATTTTTCTTTAATAGTATTAATTAAGAATTCTCTATTAATTTTTTCATCCAATGACTTATAATTATCGATATTAAAATATTCAAAACCTTTATAATTAGGCCCAGGTTCTACCATAATAATATCACATTCATCGTTTTTAGAATTTAAAAATTCTTCAAGCATAATATCAGGTGTTGCTGAAATAAGAACAAATTTTATATTAAGTTCTTTAATAGCTGTTGGTGTAAGACCAAGACGTTTTAATTCTTTTCCAATAGTATGTTTTAATTCACAAGCTATTTGTAATTCATCAATCAAAAAATAATGATTTAGAAGTAACAAAGGATTTTTAATAAGATAATTAATACGTTTATAAATATCAGGATTGTGGTATACCTCAAAATTCTTTTGACCAAAAATTATGTTTTCTTTAATTTGGGTTACCCAATCAAGAGAACTCATACCAGTAAATAAACTAAAACGATCTCCCAAAATACAATCATCATCATTTATATTGGTTTTTAAAACATACATTATATAATCCATAAGCATTGTTTTACCACTTCCAGGAGGAGCAACAAGAATAACAGATGTTAAATTACGATTTGTTAAAAATTTAGTTTGAAATGTAGTAATAGCATTTTTTATATTACGAAAAAAATATTCTTCAGTTGATGTTCTTTCACCGTTATCACGTAATTCTTGTAATTTTTCATTTTCTATAGCTTTAATCATACCACGTTGGTTATCAAAATGAACTGGTGTAACTGGTTTTTGATTATTTTTTATAAAATCAATATCAAGTACATTGATCGACTCATTTGAACCAACACCGGGACAACGAAGTTTATTATGACCTTCTTTTTTACATATACTACATTTTTGGGGTTTTGGTGGCATTTTAACTTTTAACTTTTTTAACTAATAAAAGTTATACTTTCTTAATCATATAAAGCAGGAGTCTTTAAATGATTTAACTTTTGTATTTTTCCATACTTCATAAAATGTTTCCCAAATCATGGTGATAAAAAATATATTAGAATGAAAGAATACAAGGAACTCAAGGAACTCAAGGAACTCAATGAATTTAATGAATTCAACAATTCGGAAGGATGTAGTTAAAATGAACATTAATGATAAAGATTATTTACTTGTTTACCATAAAGATATAGATATTGGTTTTGGCTCAACTGTTGCGTTTTATAAAAACCATAAAAATAAAATTATAGAATTTTTAAAATATGATTGTTTTGGGAAAACGCATGGACATTATCATAGTGTTCTTAAAACAAAAGATAGAATTTATTTTACAGAAGAAACGGTTGAGGAACAGATAAATGTTGCTTGTAATAAATTAATGAAAATTGGTATATCTAAAAATATTTTAGATGAAGTAAAAGAATTAATGATCGATTATGAAAATAAATATTATAAACATTTACGAAAATTAAATTAATTACGAAATTAAATTAATTAATTCTCTTCCATATTTACAAAAATAGTCATATGTCATTTCATTATTTTCTTTTAACATTGTAATAAGAGTTTCTTGTTTTTCTTTATCAAATCCATTATCAAGATAACTTATTTTTTGTTTACTAATTATACCAACACCATTATCATTATTTATAACACCATAAAATAATTCTGGATTATTATACGAGTGTTCTACAAGACAAACATACGTTACACCACACCACCACCCCTTTTTAAATTTAGATGTAGAATATTCTTTTTTTGGAGGACAGCAATCATGAATTAACATAACACCTTGATCAGATAACAATGAACTTAAAAAATTTAAATCAGATGTACTTTCGGCGTATTCATGGTATGGATCAAGACAAATAATATCATATTTTTTATAATTAAGTTTAGTTAGTTCAGAATGTTGTATTATATCGTAATTATTTATTTTTATGGGTTCAACATCTGGTGTATTGTATATTATTCTTGTAACATTTTCATTGTTTTTTAACATATTGTCCATCCAAGGTGCTGTTGTAGGTGTTCTAACAAAAAGAATGTTACCATACAATTGATTTTCTTTTATTATATCATTTAATAATCTATTTACAATTTCTCCATTAAATGTTTTTTTTTGTAAATAACAATTTGGTTTTTTCATAACGTTTGCTATTTTTACTTTAATAAATATATTAAAATTTATTAAAATTTATTAAAATTTATTAAAATTTATTAAAATTTATTAAAATTTATTAAAATAAAAACAATTAATAATTAAGATAAGTTAAAATCAAATTCACTTTTTTAATTTCGGTTTCCAATTTATTTATTTTCCTTTTACCAAAAGCTGAAACTGAAACTTTTACCATTTTATTAATGGGTTGACGACAAACCGGACATTCATTGTGCCACCCATGATCAATATATGTATTTGTTAATCTTGTATTTTTCCAATTAATTATACAATCACAGTGAAAAACATGTCCACATTTCATACGACAACCTTGAGTAACTGGTTCTAAACAAATATTACATGTAAAATCAGTTAAAGGTTTATCAAAAGATAAATTGTTATCAAATTTAAGTTGTTCTGGATTCTTTGGTTGTTCGTAAACTATTTTTGAGGAATATTCAGTTAAAAGTTCTATTTTTATAAACTTATTATTTACATTTTCTCCAAGATATTCATTAAAAGTATAATTTTCGTGTTCTGATGGTGAATCGTGACTTTCAAATATTTCAACATCATAATTAAATTCATTTATGTCCCATTTTACAAACGACTCCAGACGATTATTTAATTCATCATTGTAAATTAAATGAAGTGTATATTTGGTGTTAAGAATTTTACGCAATCCCTTTTCAAGAATATGGAAACCAACTGGATCTCGAGTTTCCATGAAAGTTATTAATAAGATAAAATATAATAATTTTCATTTAATTACTAGCAATTCCAATAACAGCACAAGCGATTCTTTTTCCATTAGTATCATAAATTACCAATGATCTTCCTAATAATTCATTTGATTTTAAAATTGTTGCGTATTTAGCATTTCCAAGAACATCAACAAACAAAATTCCAGGAACCATACATTTACCAATGTTTTCACATTCATTTCTAACGTCTCCATATTCATGGATAAAAAACATTTGTTTTCCATTTGGAGTTAGACCGGAACCAGCTAAATCTATATATACTCTTGTGAAATTGTTTTCGTTCTTAAAGTGAACAGTTCCATTGATAACAGGACCTTTAAATACGGCAACTGCGCTCATTTTAACTTAACAATTAAATTAATTTAAAAAAATAAAATAAATTAAATTAATAAAAGAATGGAAGAAACAATACAAGAATTACATAGACAATTGGAAAAATATAAAATAAATGATATTAAAAAAAAAGAACAAATTAAAAAATCAAAAGAAAGACCTGCTTATAAAGAAAAGCAGAAAGAATATCAAAAATTATATCAAAAAGAGTATTATAAATGTAAAAAAACTGAATTTGAAAATATGAAAAAAAAATTAGAAGAATT